CGATGGTTTCCTGCGGCGGGGTTTCCGGCACAGACGCTTGAGACTCAAACGCGGGTGTTTGATCACCGGCATCAAGCTTGTCAGCTTCCTCGTTCCAAAGTTTTTGCGCCTCTTCCTGAGACAGTTCGGTTTCTTCCACAATGCTCTCCAATAAAAAAGCCACCTTTCGGTGGCCTACTCACAAGGTCATGCGGGACTATTCGTCCGGCTCGACCACCACACCCCGAGTTGCCTCATTCGGCAAGTCGAGAAATCGTTTGAGCATTTTGATTTCGCCCCGCAGTGACGCCGTGTCGGTGAGAGAAAGCCCGACTGCGTCATTTTTGACACGCGCACGCTGAAGCTCTGTTTCAGCCCATCGACGTAATTGGTGCCAGGTTGCGGAAGTGAAATCGTTCATGCCATCTAAAAAGCCAGGTCAGTGCCTGGCTATGTATTTTTTGGGCGCAAGGCCCCTGCCCATAGTATAGGGCTGAAGGGGTTTTCTTGCAACATGTTGTACTGCCCGCTACTGTCCGCTTAGTACGCGTTTTTGAAGTAGCGCGGGTAGTAACAAAGCGATGCCGTGATCGCGGTGCTTGTGCCGCCAGCCGAGATGGCCCGGATAAACGGAGGCATTTCGTTTGGCGTGTGGTTGGCCGTGGTGGTGTAGGCCATGTTGGCGGTGCCGCCTTTCTGCGTCATGGGGTGCCAGTTGGTCCCGTCACTCGACCCTTGTAAGGTAATAGTGGCCCCGCCAAAAGTGCCAAATATATGGCACGTCATATCGCCTGCGGCAGGCAATTGAAACGCAGTGCCTGTGTCTGCGCTGGTCAATGCCCAGGTCACGATGATCGCGCCTGGTGCTGTGTCTCGGCTGATGGTTGCGTTTACTGAAGCCATGGTGATTTCCTTTGGTTAGATACCGGACCCGGTACGAAGTTTGAGGTTTTGCTCGGCAGCATAGATTTCCTTCTTGCTGCGTTCGCGGATAGCCGTGTCGGCCAGCTTTGCTTTGATCTCTTCCAGGCTGATGTTCTGGTTGTTCGACATCTTCAGCATTTCAATCTCGCGCGTCATTTGCAGCTCGGCCATTTTGAGTTGGGCGTCTTGCTGCATGATGGACTGGCGCAATTGAATTTCCGCCATGTCGCCTGCGTTTTGAGCCTTGGCTCTCTCCATGTCTGTCTGCGCGCGAATCTGTGCAGCCTGGACACGCGGATCGGGTGCCTGCTGTTGCTGCGGGTTAGCCATCTGCTCTTTGATCTTCTCCAGCTCATCCTCTGGCTTGAACACGTCCTTGGGATCAATGTGCTGAGCTTGCAGTGCCTTCTCGAATAGCTTCTGTGTGTCGATGTAAATGCCAAACGTGGGATTGGCAGCAGCGGCAAGCAAGTTCAGAAACGACTGGTTCTGGATGTCGCGCACCAGCAGGGCACTTGAGCCGCGTGCGTCTACGCTGAAATCGCCCTTGATCTCTTCGTCCTCGCTGTACATCATGTTGTAGTCGTAGTAACGACGGATGTGCGGCTTGGTGATCGAGTCATCGAACTGCTTAACCAGGCGGCGCAGGACCACGTTGGCGCTGTTCATCAACATCTGCATGCCACCCACGGTGTCAGGCGCTGCGCCCTTCTCGCCCTGGGTGATCGCTGGCACGCCGGTCTCCTGGTCGGCCAGCTCCATCGCCATCTTGATGATGTTGGCCAGTTCGGCCTGATGGCTGTTGAACTCGACAGCCGTGAACGCTTTGCGCACGTCGTCCACGTCGTCTGTTGCGTACCAGATTTTCCGGGCGCTGAGCTGCCACTGCTTGTCTGCTGGCTGGATCGTGCCAGCTTTGACGATGATCTGCGGGCCGCTGGTGACGCCTGAGTTGTCCATCATCTGACGCCATGCCGCATTGAGCACGCGCTGCTGCGCGCGCATGAGGTATGGCACACCGTAGCCCCACACGCTGCCTGCTACCTTCTCCCAAACAAAGAAGTCATACGGCAAGTCGCCGCCTTCCAGCGGGTTTAGAAACGCCTTCACGACCGTGCTGTTGATCATCACGACGCATGCGCTGATGCTGCGAAGCTCGTCCTTATCACCCACGGCGACGCCTGTGGCTTCCAGGTCTTCGTGCTCAACCTCACCCCAGTAGGTCCACATTTCGTAGACGTCGCGTGCGATGTCGCGCTGGTCTTCGTCCTTCAGCTCCTGGAAGGTGGCCGACTTCTTTGGCCCTTCCTCCAGCACCTTGCGAAGTTGGTCCTTCATAAAGCCTGGCTGCTTGGCAAGCTCACGCACCTGGCGGGCGGTGAGCTGCTCACGCTCATAGATGCCCTTGCCGTTGTGGATGCTGTCGCCGCAGCCTGGGTCTGGCCAGACGTTGCGCGGGTCCACGTTGAAAGACGCGGGCTTGATCTCTTCGACGATCTCCAGGGTGTGAATCTGGTTGCCTTCCATGTCCTTGTACGGCTGCCAGGCTTTGCGCGTGCGGTTGGTGACGACAGGCCCCTTGAGCACGCCCGTGCCCAGCACTGCTGAGTTGTGTATCACCTTGCGCACTTCGGCGTTGTAGTCGCACTCGGTAAGCTGGTCGTCGATCTCCAACTGCATGGCTTCGGCCTTCTTGCGTGCCACGTCCATGGCAGCCCGGGCGATGTCCTTCATGCGCAACGGCTCGTTGGTATCAGGGTTCAGCAGCGGCTCGCCTGTTTCCTTGTCACCCGCCATTTGCCCATCACGCGCCATGGTCATCAGATCAGGCTTAGGTGTGGGCTGGATACCCCAATTGCGGTCGTCTGTCGGCAGAAGAATGTCGGCAAGCCGGGCCTCTGCCGCGTTGGACTTTTGCCGGGTCAGGCCGATGTAGACGGTTGACCGATGAGGCTTGGCTTGCTGTGTGGTTACAGGGTAGCCCTGCTCCACGCTTGTCATCATCTGGCTGGCTGCCTTGTTGATGTTGTCCTTGGCGTTGTACTGGTCTTCGTCTTCGAGCCAACGCTTGTCCACGCCGTAGCTGTAGCGCGAACGAATCCATTCGTCGCGCTGATGGGCCATGTTGGTGCCGAAGGTTTGCAGCTTCTCCTCGATTTGCTCTCGGGTTGCTTGCTGGTCTTCTTCGACCATAGGGTCTTGCGTCATTGGTTATTCCTCATCATCTGATTGCCGATCAGGCCACCTGTCGGAGCTGATTGACCAGCAATAGGTGGCTTAGCCAAACCCTGACCAAGAGCACCCGTCGGAACCTGGACGCCAGCTTGTGGCACGCCCAGGGCTTGAATTTTAGGACCCGCTTGCACCGGGCCTTCCATGGCTTGAACCGACGTGCCTATCGTCATTGGGCTTGGCTTGGCCATCTTGCCAAGGTCGATTGCCGGGGTCATGTAGGCCATCACGGTTTCCTTTTTTGCAATTTAATGCCTGGCTCAGCCTTGCTAAGGTATTGCTGAAGTGCCCAATCTGGCCAGTGCCGGGCGTTGGTTTCGCTGGGTTGAAAACCAACGTAGCGGCCCTTCTTGTCCTGCACCCACTTACCGCCGACCTGCACGTTGCCTTCTTCGTCCGGCACGTTGTGGTACTGGCTATTCTCGCTGAACGTCGGATGGTTGGGCTTCTTGAACGTGTCGGCTCCATGCCCTCGCGCGTCTCGGGAAGCACCAGCTTTCCAGTCGCCTCGCATGTCGTAATCGATCTCATCTTTGCTGACGTCGCGCTTACGCTTTGCGGTTTCGGCCTTGATCCAGTCTTGGTATTGGACCTCTTCTTCCGGCGATAGCTCGGTGTTGTACCGATTCTTGAACGCGTCGTCGTCCACGTCAGTATCCTGTGACTTCGTCAAAAACCCCAAATGCCGGGGCGACTGGTGGGCGGTTAGTCCGCATTCTGGTTTCGGATTCTTCCTGTGTCTTGGCCATGCGGCGCATCATCAGCGCGTACCTGGTAGCGGACATCAGGTCGTCGGTGAGCTTGACGACCATGCCGTCTTTGCGGTGATAGAGCCGGAACTCCTCGAACCAGTCTTCCAGGTGAGCGAACACTCGAAAGCGCATAGTCTGCATGCGTGTAAGCATGTCGGACAGACCGGCTTCCACGCCGTTGCTGCCATCCTCAAAAGTGGCTTTATCCTTCAGCAGGTTGAGCCCCTGGTCGCGGTACTGCTTGGCCAACTGCTCGCCCGATCCGCCTTTGTCACGTTGCAAGCCGTCGTGCGGCCATGCGATGGGCACCCACTCACCCCTGGCGCGAACAGCCATGGCGTGACCTGCGATGCCGGGCTCACTCTTGCGGTATGTGTCGGTGACGTAGATCGTGTCGCTATCTCGGTCCCATGCCAGCCAGACGGCAGCGGTCGGGTGGTCCACGCCAAAGTCGATGCCGGTGATGCGCGGCCAATGCGGCGGAATGGGAAAAGCTCGTATCTTGATCGCCTCTTCGGCAACGGGGAACACGCGCCCACTGCCCAAGATAGGAATGCCCTTTGCCCGAGCCTCTCGTTCGTGCTCTGGGTAGCTGGCAATGATCGCTTCGCGCTGCTCGTCTGAGTAGTGTTCTGCGTCGTAGATCGTCATGCTGGTGACGACGGACCCGGCAGGCTTGTCGATGAGGAACCGTTTGACCACGTCGGACATGCCCAGCAATGGCGTGAAGGTGACGAAGACCTGGCCACCGGTTGCCTGAGTACGGGTCAAGCCCTCCGAGTAGATCGACAGCGGTGGCTCCTCGTCAAACCAGACGAAGTCCACTGTGTCGGCCTGCCACTTCGTGCGACCCTGGTCGTAGCTGTTGAACTGGATCACCGAGTCCTCGCCGCACTCATGGCGAACCACGACGCTGGATACGGCATCGGGCACGCCTTGCTTCATCGACGTGTCGCGCAGGCAAGCATGCGGGATCGCGCCAGTGCCCCATTCGTCGCGCATCTCAGGCGGGCCAAGCAGCAGACGCTGCACCCCTTTGCGCGTCAGCTCAGCAGACTCGGAGCCCACCATGCTGCGCGTGGC